CCATTGGCCAACAGAGCTACGAAAGGTAGTTTCGATGCCGCAGCAAGATGCAACGTGGACGTGTCCGAAGTCAACATTCCAGCAGCCCTATCGTACAGGCCAAGCAAGTCGTAAATGCGCGGTGCCCGAATATGGCCAAGGTCCACGTTCTCGAACCTCCCACTGAGCCTTGTCATTATGCCCCTCAGTTTGGAGTGGTATTCGCCAGGGGCAGGATTCGTGGTGCCACCGATGTTCCATAGCAGTTTCGGCTTGTTCGTCTTGAAAGTCTGTCTGCGAAGCTGTTCCTCCCGTGCTTCGCTTCTTCTGTCGAACACAAGCGGCCACTCCATCATTTGCTCACGGGTGAACCCAGCGTGTTCCCATTGCGAAGTCTGGTAGCTGTCCCAATCCTTAGCAGCCATCGTCCACGTCTTGCCTTGATACTTGATGGTCTTGGTTTCAAACCACGGCTCCGGAATCATCGGAGGCGGACGATGCCTTGGGTCGTCCCACCACTTGGGTACAACGCATCCTTGATATTCTCGAATGCCAGTCTGAATCGCCTGTAAAACACCCGTATATGCATTGACGTTCAAAACATGTGGGGTGGTGTACGAAACACCATCAAAAATCGAAGCGAACTCACGAGCCACAATGACCACTGGCTTCAATCCAGTTTGGTCATGAAGAGCTTTCAGCCCTGGGAAAAGTATCATTAAATCTCCGTAGCGCCCCAAGCAAACCATACAGGGAATCTTGGGTTTCTTAGATAACATCCAGCAACGGCTATGCTCTACACATGACTCCATGATTTACGGTGAATTATAGCCAGAATTGCTGCCTTTGAAACCCCGAACTTGCGCCCCATTACTGTCGCTCCGCACTGCCTGCTTCTTAAGACGCAATGTTCCCTGATGTAATGGACATCGCTTTCTGTAAGTTTTGATTTGCTTGCCCTTTCGCCTCTAGCCTTATTCCCATTGGAATCAGAGCCAGCCTTAAACCGGCCCTTCTGGATACAGTCTTGTGTATTGTCTTTATTGGTTCCACAGAACAAATGCATCGGATTACAGCATGGCGGATTGTCGCATTTGTGACAGACCAGCATCCCATCTGGAATCTCTCCAAAAGTCAGAATCCAAGCTATCCTATGTGCCTTCTGCTCTAGTTTTCCTACCCTCTGCCAGCCCAGCGCTCCGTATCCGTCCCAATCTTTGGCGCGTTGCCATTCCCAACATCCTGAATCGGTAATTTTCAAGTGTGGCCATAGTTTTTCCTCAATCGGTTTGCGGCGCTGCTTGTGTGTATTTTTTGCAGAACAGGAGTTCGAGCAAAACTTGCGAGACTTACGTTTAGGCACGTATTCTTTTTTGCACCACGGACAGACGTGGACGCCCTCCCTTTTTCCCGTTTCGCCTTGCGGCTGCTGCTTTTGCTGGGGATTTTGAGCGTCCGCCGATTCGGGCAAATTTGGTTGCGTAAGATTCTCTAGGCATAATGTGTTCACGTTGGCCTGAGTATCCCAACGGGATGGCTTTTCGTCAACGACTTTCAGTCGCAATCCGATTCCGATTGAAGTCGTTTGGATTTTGGAACCCTTCCGGTTTCTTTGAAAATCCAGCAGTTTTCATCGAGTTCTTGCCATACCGATTCGTCGGTATTCTGGGCAATGTGCTCAATTTTGGCAAATGTTTTCAAAGGCAACCAGCAGTCACAGGCTTGGCATGTCTTCAAGGCGTAATCCTTTGAAGTCTCCAATTTCATGTGCTTTTTCGCTGAAATCAGGCTTCTGAGTTCGTGTGCGGCGAGCGCCTCCAGCTTTTGCCACATGTTCCCGTCTTGGTTTTGCGGACAAACAGCGCAGATTTCAGCCCTTTTCTCCGCCAACTGGCGGGGCACTGGGTTTAATCCGTCACCTAGCCATTGCGTGAGCAGTTTAATTCCTGATGCGGTCTTTCCGAGATGCCCCGCAACACCCGCCGCGCCTTTGGCGTGTTGCGGCTCCAATTTTGGGCCGGGTGGAGGCGGTATGCCGAGTCTCACTCGGTTGTATTGGATAATCTCCTCCTTAATGTCGCTGAACGCAGTCGGCAAATTGAACTGCGGATTCTGCATACGATGCTTTTGCAGCAGTTCGGCAGCTTGGTCCAACGTGACAGAAATTGAACTTGGCTTCGTGGTACGGTCCAGCTTCCACTTGGTCTGGGGCTGCGTCCACTGCCACCCACCGTTCGGGGTTCTGGTGTCGTTCATGCGCTAGCGTACTGTGGTCCACTGACAAGTACTCCTGCTGGCAATTCCGTGTTGCAATCGAAGCACAGCAGCGTCCCCTTGCCGTCCGGCAATCGCTCGGCCAACCATTTGTTTCGTCTCCGATTCTCGACGGCAATACTTGGATCACCTGGACAGATAAGGTCCACGCTGTTGTGAATCAGTTTCCACCGCTCGCCGGTTTCTAGGGTTAGCACCATTCGTGGCTGAAGTTCTCTGGTGTTCATGCGTAGCGCAACTGCGTTTTACGGAGTTCCTTCATATACCGCTTCAGTTCATCTTCAAGCCAATTCTCATCGTCGCCCTGATGCGGCTCAGTGTTCGACGTGTTACGAATCTCGAATCCCTTGCGCCGTGCGCCCTCTCCGCAAATGGCAAGCCAATCAAACAAGTCAGGCGACTGCCCTGTTCGCAGCTTCATGTCTTCTTTGGTTTCCACCTCGATTCTGTCGCCCTTCACCTTGCGCCATTCACGTCGCCAGCCTTCCTCTGCCACGTCCATTGGTAATCGCCGCATCTGGCCAGCAGCGATGATGTAAAACAGGCTGAACCAGAGTTCCGTCACAAACTTGCTGTAGTGTTCATCGCATCGCTTCAGCCTGCGTGTCTTGGTGTCGCCATCCCAAATGAACTCATCCATTGATACTGGCCTGTCTGTTGGCTTCCCGCCGAACTCCACGGAATTTACGTCAGGGGACCAGATTCGCCCCAAATACACAGCTAAAGTGCCACGACCATCGAAGTAGAAGTTGCTGGCTTGGATGTTGAACGATTCAGCGTAATCCTTGCACCACTGGGCTATTTGTTCTTCTGGCAATCCCTTCTTGCTGACGGCCACGGGCACAATGACAGGCGGGTTGCAGGCCAGCGTCAGGTTGCCGTCCACGTCTTTGCCGAACTCGATATGGCCCGCTACGCATCTGTCACCGCCCACACCACCGTACGCAGCATCGCAACCCATGATTCGGATGGTTGGTTCCGTGCCCCAGATTACGTCATCAAAAGCATGACGTTCATCACAGAGTTGACGGCTGATGACGCGACGAGCCATCGCGCCGGGACGCGGTTTGCCAGTGCATTGCGAATGATACTGCCATGAATCCTTTCCGTGGGTTCTCTCAACAGCCTTAATCTTCTTACGCCCAATGAGGTACTTGAACTTGGTAGGCGAACCTTCGGGCAAGTCCATGTTTGGCGAATCCCTGCCGTCCAGTGCCACTACAGCAGCATCGTAAAACTTGCTCCTCCATGTCTGGGTTTTCTCGTTGTCCTTCCACGTGTTCCAACCGTCAACAGGTTCAGCGGCAATGCACAGACAATCCTCAAGGTCCATCGGGTTGCCCGCCATGATGCCCTTGAAATACTGCTTCCCGTACCAGTTGGAGTAGGCGTCAAGAAAGCTTCGCTGCATGGCTTGCGTCTCATCACCGAAATGTCCAATGCGTGCGTTCTTGGTTCCGCCCTTGATCCCGAGATAGGCTCCAAGCGACACGAACTTTCCGCCTACTTTGCACGGAATGAAAATGATTCCTTTGGTTAGAAGCCGTGCAACCTTGTTCTTGTCGTCAATGGATTCCGTGGTGATGCACGCCATCGACTCCAAAACACTGCCAGGAAGCGATGGATGACGGGCACGGGCGGAATTGAACAGCTGCTTGATGGCACCCCAATTCCTGAGTTCCGCCCCGCGTCGCTCCGTGCTGGACACCATCCACAGCGTCTTGTCTGGAAAAGCCCACCAATCCGTCAGCACAAATTTGCTTATGGAGAAAGTCTTTCCTGTGTCTGAAGCCCCTAGAATAACCGAAACGTCGTTGTTTACTATGTTGCCCAGCAACAACTCAGTCCACTTGTGCTCATCGTCATCCGGCCAAAGTAGTCTTTGGGCATTACGGTAGTGCTCATACAGGCCGCGTCCCATCGTCTTGGTTTCCCCATTCCACTCCATAGACCACTGTCCACCATGCTGGATGCAGGCGAATTCTATGTCCAAGTCAGTGAACTCAGCGGGGAAATTGGCTCCGTATTTTACTTTAGGCTCCGAAGGCAGCTTTGGCATTTAAGTTGACGATAATCTAAGACGGCTACATCGTTCAAGTCATGGCTTCGCGCATTCTATATTCTGAAAGGAAACGGCACTGGAGGCATTCTCTTCCAAGCCCGTTCACTCCCAAATGCGCCTGCATTTATGGAATAGTCAACAGGGACAATCTTAAACTGTACGTTGGAAGTGGAGTTAGGCCGTCCCACAGATGGTCAGAGCACAGAAGCTCACTTGAGCTTGCAAAGCATCAGAACAGGTATTTGCAAAGGGCGTTCAAGAAGAATCCAGACGCCTTTTACATTGAGGTTTTCGAGGAGCTTCCGAACTGCACAAAGGAACAACTAATTGCTCGGGAGCAATTCTGGATGGACTTCTACAAGTCTTACCTTCCTGAGAATGGGTACAACATCTGTCCAAAGGCCGATTCATGCCAAGGCATCAAGCGGGATTTGGAACTAAACCAAAGAATATCCAACACGCTAAAAGGAAGGAAGATGTCTCCAGAAAGATTGGAGATTCACAGGCGGGCAATGATTGGCAAAAAGGGAAGAAAATTTACCGAGGCACAGAAAACTGAACAAAGCAGAAAGTTCACTGGACGGAAAATGCCAGAAGGATGGGCAAAGCGAATATCTGAAATGCACAAAAAGAATCCACCCGTAGCTTGCCCAGTGCTTCAATTTGCAAAAGACGGAACATTCATAAATAGGTTTTCACGAATAAGGGAAGCCGAAGCTCAATTTGGGAAACGATCCAATATCAGTTCTGCCTGTAATGGTAAGCGTAATTTTGCTTTCGGATTTGTATGGAAGTACGAACTTGGCCACGGAAAGGTAGCGCCGAATCATGCCTAATGGAGACGTAAGGCTGGTGGACGGAAGCTTATCGTTTGAATCTGGAGTGGATTCAGGCCGCATACCCACCATCGCTGGCCCAGAGTTCCCTAACGGTCTTAAACGCAACCAGCTTGCATGGCTTACCAATGGAACTGTTAGAGGCGGTGGAATAAATCAAAGGCTTGGCTGGAAACCATCTGTTCAGGACCAAGATTGGTCTGGCTTGTATCAAGGAGGATGGCTGTATGAACCTGGCGCTGAATTCCCCTACCTGATTCTGGACATCGGTGGCAGGACATATCGGGTCAATGTCGGAACAGACAATTCCGTGGTAGATGTTACGGCTGGCAGCGGACCTAACCCGGCCACAGAAGACCAGCATTGGATGCGGCAGGGCGAAGAATTCTTGCTTATCCAAGATGGTGTGTCTGAGCCCTTGGTGTGGGATGGAGCGACATTGCAGCGTATTTCGGCTGTAGGCAAGTCAGTGCAAAAGCTGCCCACAGGCAGGGCAATGGACTATTTTATGGGGCGTTTCTGGGTTGCTGGCCCAAGCGGTTCAGCCTACGGAGCCGCGAGCGCAGGCAGAGCCTATTTGGCTGGCGACATTGTTGGGACTCCAGGTGCTACAAGTTCAGGCACAGCGCCCTACTTGTATCGTGACTCCATTTTGAACATTACCGAGAACGCCTACTTGATTGGTGGCGGTCTATTCATCGTGCCTACCAGTGCTGGAAACATTCGCGCATTGGACCACACGGCGAATCTGGATACAGCACTTGGCGAGGGCATCTTGTTACCGATGACCCGAAAGAGCATCTACAGCACGAACGTAGTGCCAGACAGGGCGGCATGGCAGACCCTAAAAGACCCGCTGCAACGAGTCTCCCAAATCAATTTCGGCACTACCAGTGACAGGAGCATAGTTTCCATAAACGGCGACTTGTACATGCAATCTGCGCCCAATGGAGACATTCGCAGTCATCTCATGGCCCTGCGCTACTTTCAGCAGCCCGGCAATGTGCCCATCAGCCGAAATGAGAACAGAGTGCTGCGATTCAATGACCGCTCCCTACTGCGCTTCGGCAGCGGCATGGAGTTCGACAATCGACTTTGGCAAACTGTGCTGCCGTTCCAGACAGATGTAGGTGTGGCCCATCAAGGCATCATGCCATTGGATTTCGACGTGATTTCGTCCTTTGAGGAGAAGCTGCCGCCAGCATGGGAAGGCATGTATGAAGGGTTGGACTTCATGCAGTTGTTCTCGGGCGACTTCGGCGGACGGCAGCGGGCATTTGCCGTTATTCGTTCAAGGCTGTCTGGGCAGATTGAAGTGTGGGAGATGACTACCACAGACAGGTTCGATTCACAGGTGGGCTTGGATGGAAACAGAGTAACTTGGTATCTGGAGACAGCAGCTTACACATTCGGAAACCCATTTGCCTTGAAAGAACTGGAGTCACTTGAGCTTTGGGTGGACAAGCTGTTAGGCACCGTTGAATTTGAGGTGTACTACAGGCCGGATTCGTGGCCGTGCTGGATTAAGTGGCGGGCATGGAAGGAATGCACAACCAAGTCCTGCGCTGAAGACGAGGAAGCCATTTCGTGTTATCCAGTGGAGTTCGACTGCGAATCATTCAGGGCCACGATGGTTTTGCCAAAGCCGCCAGCAGAGTGCATTAATACTGGTGAACAAACGTCGCGCCCATCCAACATAGGCTATCAGTTCCAAGTGCGAATCATCATCAAGGGCTGGTGCAGGATTCGTGGCATCCTGCTTTACGCATTGCCTCGTGAGAAGCGGCCATTTGAAGGGATGGTCTGCTAATGCCAAACATCCTTTGCCCCCAACGAATCCCGTGCTGCAAGTTCAACAAGTTTGCACCACGGCCAAGCATCATTAGCGGTACGCCACCGGACCCGTGCCTTGGCGTGGATTACAGTTTCGTGTTTGAAGCGACTGGAGGGACGCCGCCATATACGTGGTCTGTGGCTTTGGGCAATCTGCCCGATGGCCTTACGCTCACTGAGACGGGATTGCTGGAAGGCATTCCAGAAGTCAGCGGGATATTCATCTTCACAATTCGATTGGAAGACGGAGCCTGCGAAGTGCGCGGGGTTTCCTACACTGTGGACGTGGAGATGTGCGGAGAAGACATTGAAATCCCAGCCGTGCTTGAAGAAGGCGGTGTGCCCGGAGCCGTTATGGGCGAAGGCGGAAACAACGAAGCAGTCATCGAAGAATGAAAACCAAATACCTAGTACTTTTACCTGTTCTGGCGCTTCTTGCCATTGCCGCAACCGTGGTTACGCCGGGCAAGAAAACTAGCGAATACCCAAACATCGCTGCTCCAGATGAACTGGATATGTTCCTGATGGCCAGAACTAACATCGCTGTTCCAACAAACGCCAATCATCAGTACGGCCAGTTATTCACTCGGGTTACGAACGTGGCAAACACGGTTGGCACCATCGTTTCCAACGGCGTAATCACGGAAATCATAACCGCCAGCAACAGTTTGTCTGGAAATGGTTTTGCCCGTCTTGAGGTTCAGACAAACACTGTGAGGCTTGGACTTGTAACCAACATCAACTGGACCTACGGCATGACAGGCTCAGTGTCCAGCGAGACGGCTATTCTTGGAGTCTATGACAGCACGGCGAATTCGGCAGTATCGAATGCGTTGTTCACTATAATCTCTGATGCCACGAACACATTCGCATCCTCTCTGCACACGAACCAATCGCTGTTAAGTATCCAGAAATTTCCACAGGACGGCAGCTTTTGGTACACGGGCACTAACGGTAATCCACAAACAAACGGACAGCGTGGCGGTTCATTTGAATTCACTCCAGGTAATCAAACTCTTCATGTAGGAGCTCTTGAGAACAGTGCTAGTGGAACCAAGTTCATCGGTGGTGTGAGTAATTGGTGGAGTCTTGCAAACAGTGGATATGGGTCCGCTATCATTGGGTCAAACAATATAGCAAATGCTCCATATTCAATGGCATTTGGTGTATGGAATCAGGTTTATACACAATCGGCTTGCGCGGCCATTCTTAGCGGAACAAACAGCTTAATTTCCACTAACAGTAGAAGCTGCGTTATTGCTGGAGGACAAAACAACACAATACACAATGGAAGCCAGTCTAGTGTAATTGCAGGAGGAGAGGACAACGTTCTTGATTCATTAAGTATTAACTGCGCTATATTGGGAGGTGCAGGAAACGTTATTGATGACGCAGCCAGCCAATCCACACTTGTTGGCGGGGCCAATAACTCCATTACGGGAACTGGATCAAGTTTCGCGTTTATAGGAGGTGGTCAACTTAATGGAATTGTAGGAATTTCCAGCAGGTCAGCAATTGTTGGTGGAGACGGGAATGTAATCGGAGACAGTTCGCCTTCGGTCAGGTCTTTCATTGGAGGTGGCCAGAAAAACCTTATAGGAAGTGGCGCAGATAAATCTGTTATTGTTGGAGGGTTTAACAACCGTATTTTCAACAGTAGTCCATTGTCATTTATCGGTGGAGGGTGGACGAACAATGTAGGCGATTCTTCGGGTGGAAGTTCAATCCTTGGCGGCATGGCCAACGCAATTGCAAACGCCACAACTAACGCGCATGTTATTGGCTCTTTTCAGACAAACTCTACTAAGCACAGCGTCAGGATAGGCACTAGCATTGATACTAATTACCTTCATATCAGCGGACACGCCACAACTAATCAAGGATTGCTTAGAGTTGGAAATGGAAAATCCAGCGCCTACAGTTCAGTTGGAGGAATCTTCACCAATGTAAGCTCTGCGGTTGCATCGGCTGGGGCTGCTGAAACGAATCTAATTTCCGTTACGATTCCAGCTAACTCGCTGACTAACTTGGGGGATAGTTTCACGTTTCGGGCTTCTGGTCGATTCGCCGCCACAGCGAACGCCAAAGACTTGAAGATTGTCTATGGCAGCGAAACCATTCTGGATACAACGTCACAGATTGTGAACTCAGGTGCGTGGACCTTTGAGGGTCAAGTAACCCGCACTGGCAATACGTCCCAATCTGTAAACGCTGAGTTTCATGGTGCCGGAGTAACTTTGTTCACAACGGCGGCATCGCTGGATTTGGTCCAGACGAACGGAGTCGGAACCATTCTTAAGTTGACATCTACGGCTGCTGGGGATGGGGATGTGACTAACAGAACAATGACAGTCTGGTTGTGGCCTGCTCCGTAATATGTCTTGCGATTCTTCCATAAACGCATGTCCGCCATGCACGGACGATCCTGTAATAAATACGAGCTCGGAAAACTTGGATTCTGACAGGTTCATATTCAACATAGACTTGCTTGGCGGTGGCCCACAACTCAATGAACTATTCGAGCAACTGGGATGTTTTGCTTGGTGCTGGTCAGAAATCTCGCAAGAGGACGCAGACCTATGCGCCATCATACAGGCAATTCAATGCGCCAATGATGCCATCAGGCAGCCTGCGACTGGAGTGGGCGGATTCCCAATTATCGGTGGGCAGGTGCCACCGCTGTTCTTCAACACAGCCCAATTCTGCCAGTTCACTTGCCCAGATGGTGCGACGTTCGGATGGACATTTCCCCCAAATCAGGTGGCAGCACGCACGCTAGTTGAAGCGAACCGAATTGCATTCTCATACGCCTGCCGTTACGCACGACTCAGAAAGATTTGCATCACTTCCACACCAGACCCGGCGTGCGCTGGACAAGCCTACACCGGCAGACTTGAAGCCTCTGGCGGAACCCCCTTCACCACATCTCAAGGTCAATGCCCGTACCTGTGGCAGCTTGTCAGCGGCTCACTGCCAACCGGACTATCGCTTAACCAATGCACTGGTGCGATTACAGGAACGCCAACAGCAGGAGGTTCGTTCGTATTCACTGTCAGGGCCACGGATTCCATCGGGTCGTATCAGCAAAAGGTGGTGACTCTGAATGTAATTGAATTCACAACTTTCTCTGCTCTTCCAGATGCTTCATTTGGGGTTCCGTATTCAGAAACGCTCATAGTAAATCCGGCAGGAACTTACTTTTTCCAATTCTTCTCTGGCTCACCGCCTGATTGGCTGTCTCTAAACTCATCCACCGGAGAACTCACGGGAACACCGGACCAACTTGGAGACTTCATTTTCACGATTTCAGTGGAAACCAGCGGCGGAACGCGATGCACCAATGAATTCACGCTATCGGTGGTTCCTCCAGTGCCAGACCCAATAGAATACTGGACAATGGATGAAGCGTCAGGCAATCGGGTTGGTGAAATTGCCGGGGTGCTTCTTGTGCCCCAGTTTGGAGTCCCTGTTTTTGGGGTGGCTGGGAAAGTAGCCGATGCCGCCGAGTTCATAAACAGCGCGTTTCCGTACACAAGCCTGTCCACGGATTTTCCTTTTGAAAGGACCGAGCTTGCCAATTTAGGTACTGGATTCACCGTCTGCGGATGGGCTCAGCTTACGGATGCGTTTCAACTTCCATTTGAGATTGGTTTCTACGACTCGCTGCTAAATCAGATGGGTGTGGCACATATTAGCATGAACGGCGGGGCTAATCACATACAGGCATCAGGCGTGGATGCAGCATCTAACGCATGGACACTAACGCAGACCGATGCGGCACCAACACCCGGGGATTGGTTCTTCTTCCGATTCTGGTTTGACGCTGCATCGACTACTGTAAAGCTTCAAATCAACAACGGTTTGATAGAAGAAAGCGCACCAGGATTGGATTACTCAGCCCAACCCAGAGGTTCAATCGTCATTTTCCCAGATAGCTCTTTCAATCCTGGTCTTGTTATGCTAGTGGACGAATTAGGCATCTGGATGCCGCCTCTTACAGATGACGAAGCTGATTTCGTTTACAACTCTGGACTAGGAAGACATTGTTGCCCGTTCTCGTGACATAATGAACCGCACCACACTAAGAGATTTCAGGCAATCGGGCATACCAGAAGAAATTGGGTTGTGCGCCAGCAGCGGTCAGATACCGGGAATCGTCAACAGGGCGCAGCAACGATTGCTAATCGACCCAGCACAACCAGACGAAGGCTGGTGGGGCACTTGGTCAGTCATGGCTTTCAATGTGGCGCAAGACAACCCATACATTACAACGCCTGCTGGTGTGTCTCGAATGACCCTGATGGATGTGTGCAAGAAGCCAGTTATAATTCGCAACCAGTTCTATGAATACATGGAGTTCGGCAATGGGCTTCGTCCTGCTGGCTGCTCTGGAAACCCAATCTGCGAGAACCTGACGACCTTTGACCGTGGGGCAGTGCCAACCTTCATAGACTTGTCACCGCCAAACAAGAAGATACGGGTGTTCCTGACGGATGAGACAGATGTAGGAAAGACGACACTCATTGGCATCAAGGATTCGTTTGGCAACGTGATTTATTCGCAGGACGGGTTTGACCGCGTGCAAGGCGAACTTCTGACGCTGGAATCGCCATTCTCTGTGACGACCAATGAAGTGTCGGAGATACTTGGAATCCAGAAGGACATTACCAATGGGCAGGTGCAATTCTACGAGTGGGACACTGTGACGGATGAATCCACGCTGCTGCTTACGATGGAGCCAGGGGAGACGACTGCATGGTATCGGCGCTACTTCATCAACGGCTTGCCGTCTCATTGCTGTGGGTGCAATGGTAGCACGGGCACACCTGTTCAGGTAAAGGCGCTGGTTAAGCTGGATTTCGTGCCTGCTCGGGTAGACACAGATTACTTAACGATTCAGAACCTTTCTGCGCTTGGTGAGGAGTGCCAAAGCCTAAGATATAACGCGATGGACAATCCAGGTGCCAAAGCAATGTCGGCACGGCATCATCAAGACGCCTTGGCGCTGTTGTTCGGAGAACTCGACGCATATGTGGGAAAAGAACGTGTCTCGATTTCAGTGCCCCTGTTCAATTCAGACCGTATGCCTTTCCAACCCGTTTAGTTATGCCCTACACTAAGTCACAGAAAGGTCTGTTTAGGTTATGCTCAAGCCCTGCTGGCCGCAAGAAAGCTCGCAAGAAGTGTCCGCCGATGGATGAAGCCAAGAAGCTAGCGCACGAGGCGGCATCCATGCCGACCAAGAGAGACAGGCGAAAGGTTCGATTTTACTGATATGCCACGACTAAGACTATACGGAGATGGCCAGTCGCCGCCCGGCAGGGAATTGCCATCGGGCTACAATTGGCAACAAATACAGCCGGACGCCGGAAGGAGCTTCGGCTTGAACACTACTGTTTGGGAAGCGACGCCAACACAGGCAGGAACCTCACCGGCAGCAGGTGCGGCACCAAGCACGGCGGGAGGTGGTGCGCCAGCCCTTCCAGACTTCAGCGAAATCAGCAATCTCATTGGGCAAATCAACGCCACGAATCAATCGGCTCAACATGCGGCGAACGCTGGAAGGATTCCCGGCGCTTCACAGCTTGAGCAACTGAGTTCCAACAGCATTGCCAATCTGCTGAATCCACCACGACAACTTGGCGAGATGGACACAGGGGCGGCGGCAGCGGTTTTAGGAAGTGGCACTAGCGGAAGCCCATTCGGAGGACACATGGGTGTTTTGCTCAACGAGAATGAGCGGATTCGCAGGCAAGGCATTGGGCAGCAATTCCTGACAAGCGCACTGGCTCGCAATCCAGCGGCACCGATTGCTGACCCACAGCAGTTATTGCAGTTCATCCAGCAACAGCGTTTTCAGGCAGACCAAGCGGCGAGGAACAGGGATTTCGAGGGACAACAGAACGCCTTGAATCGTGCGTTGCAGGCGCAGGTTGCATTGATGAACCAGAACCGTGCAGGGCATGGCCCGAGTCTTCCTACTAGCTATGGAAGGCCACGCGCAGGGGGTGGACCGTTCAGTGCTAACATCCCGTCCGGTGTGGACCCCTATTACAATCCGAGTGATTACGATGGAGGATATGAGTTGCCGGACTTCTCATATTCTTCTGAGGGTGGATTCCCAGATGTGAACGCCGCAGTCCCAGAATCTCCTGCCTTGTTCGATTTGCCAGATTTCAGCATGGATGACTACTCCGCTTATGCCTGACGAGGAGACACCGGAATATTTGGATGAAGTGATGGGTATGCTTGAGCCGCCCGAAGCTGAACCCATGCCACAGCCTGTTGTGCCGCGTGGCTATGGCTTTGCGGTGTCTGAAAGAGTCAATCCTGAGACTGGAGCTATTGAAAGAGTCACAGGCGTATCGCGTCGTCCTACGCTACCCCAATTCCCCATCCCGCGTCCGCAGCGTGACCCGATGGAGGAGATGCGTAAGACAATCAACGCAATCCAATTCCAGAAGGCTAATGACGCTTACAAAGCTGCACTGTCATTTCAGGCAGCAAGAGCGTATCGACAGGATTTAGATGCTGGCAAATCACAGGGAGAAGCCTTGGCGCGTTGGGGCCACCTGTTGCCCGGTGGATTGGCGGGCGCGGCACGAATGACTGAGGCATCACGGCCAGCATTTACGCCTGAGCCGTTGCCGGGAAACACGAATCTTTACAGGGTTGGGCCGAGAGGCGAGCGGTTGTTTCAGTATCGGCCACCACGGCCTGTCGCGGAACCTACTCAAAGCGAAATCGTCATCAAGTACGACCCGACTACAAAGCGGCATTTCCAGCTACGCGACAACCAGTGGTATCCGGTTACGGGCGAAGAAGCGAAGCGCCTTACGCCACTGGAAAAGACGGCTACAGCCATAGACGCTAAGGCAATGAAAGACGCAGCCGAGGTGCTTCGTGAAGAATCCAAGAAGAAGGCGGGATTCCTTGGCGGCGGTGGTCCAGATGCCAAGAAAGTAGAGCAAGCCACGAAAGATTACCAAAGCGCCAGCAACGCGCTGTTCCAAGCCTCTCAACCTACTGGCTCAACACCAAAAGCTACCGGAGAACTAAAGGTGGGCGAAGTCAGGCGAGGCTACCGCTTCAAAGGCGGAAACCCAGCCGACAAATCCAATTGGGAGAAAGTAGAGTGACATGCCTGAACCAGTTGAATCCGGTCCTTGGGACGATTTCCAGTCTGGTCCTTGGGAAGATTTCGCCCCTGTAGCTACCGAGGCTCTCCCGCCAATCCCCGCTGCGCTTCCGCAGCCTCCCGCGCCACCGGACACGCCAGAAGGCAGGCAGCTTGCTGAACAATTGGCTTCTTTGGAAGCGCCCAAGACGCCGCTATTTGAGCGTCCTGGCGTGCTCGGAAGACCCCCCGCCAGTGTGCCGGAAGCATTTCAAGCCGTTGCTGGCCAGTTGATTCACCCCATAAAGTCCACAGAGGCGGCGATTGAGCAGTTTACGGGAGCGCCAAAGTTTGAAGGCAAATACGCCCCGCCCGTAAAGCACGTGTCCGAAATTCTGGAGCTTGGACCTAAAATACCAAAGTTCTCACAAAAAGAGTCCAAGATTGGACAGGCAGCGGCAGGTGCGGCCAATGCCTTGCTCTCTTTTGGAGATTTCTTCCTGACACCAGCAGGGGCTACCAGCCTTGGCATAGGAGCATTGCCGGAAGTGGCCAAGAAAGCTGTCTTGGTCGAATTCGCGGCAGGCATGGCCGAACATCAGCCCGAACTTCTCCAAGAAGGCGTCAGGCTGCTGCAAGAAGGCAAAACACAGGAAGGTGTGGAAAAGCTGGCCTCTGGAGCAGGCGCAACAGTGCTTGTGCCATTGATTGCGAAGCAAGTTACCGCCCCTAAACCACCCGTTTCGGACGGAATCGTGCAGTTTGGAGAACCTGCCATAGAAGTTGAATCCAAAGTCGTCCCAGAAGCGCCAAAAGCCCCAGAAACGCCCGCAACCGTCTCTGAGCCTGTCCCGCCCCCTAAAAACGCGCCTGCGGGCGCACCTGAAGCCGTAGCGGGCACTCCTGTTCCCGCAAAGGCTGCTGAGGCATCAAAACTCGCTGCCGAGATTCAAAGCCCCACTTCCATCAAAAACGCCACGGTGGACGCTGAAAGGGCAGAACGCGGGTTGCCGCCTGCCGTGGAACCCATGCGCCGGTCATTTGGAACCGTTTGGGATGAGGCGATGGCCAAGGTGGACAGGGATTCCACTGTGCAGGAACGACTGGTTCAGGAACTCAAAGAGAAGCCTCGTGCTGTCACAGACACCGAAGACGCCCTTTTGCTCCATCGACAGGTTGAGCTTCAGAACGAATACGCCAAATCGGTCAAACAACTGGCCGATGCGTACGACAAGCCTGAGCCACCAACTCGCCGAGAGGATTACGAGGCGGCTCAAGCCAAGCTCCAAGGCATCAGCGACAGGCTGCTTGAGCTTTACAACGTAAACAAGTCGGTAGGCACTGCCACAGCCCGTGGGTTGAATGCGCGGCGAATGCTGGCCAACGAAGATTTCACGCTGGCGTCGATGGAATTG